ATGAGCGATTCAGCGATCACCGGACACCTCGCACACCTCCGCCGACTAGGCGCAAGCGAAGAGACCATCTATCAGAGACGGCGCATCCTCGGCCGCGTCAGCGACTACATCGGCAAGCCCATGGTCGACGCGACGTACGAGGATCTGGACCGTTGGCAGAGGAGTCTTCGCGTGTGCACATCGAGCATCGCCACCTACACGTCTCACGTGAGGGCCCTGTACGAATGGCTGTCGGACATGGACCACATCACGGTCAACCCGACCCGCAACCTCGTGATGCCGAAGATCAAACCACGTGTTCCTCGGCCGATACCTGAGAAGGATCTCGAGGTTGCGCTAGCCACTGCGCGTCACGACCATCAACTGTTTTGCTGGTTTCTTTTGGCAGGCTACAGCGGACTCCGTGCCGGCGAGATCAGCAGAATCGACCGCGGGGATCTACGCGAGGCCGACGACGGTGGCGCCTACCTGAAGGTCCACGGCAAGGGCGGCTACGAGCGGGTTGTGCGGATCGCACCCGAGGTGTACGCCGAGCTCGCACTCATCAGCTACCAGCGTGGTCGGCTGTTCCGGGGGCGTGACGGCGAGGTGCTCCGACCGCATCGGGTCTCCCAGGTTTCGTCTCGCCACCTCGCAGGCGTCGGTTTGCCGTACACGCTCCACACACTCCGTCACCGCTTCGCGACCGCACTGTGCGATCTCGGGGCCGACGTCCGAGACGTGCAGCACGCGCTCGGACATTCGAGCCTGGCGACCACGACTCAGTACGTCGCACACAGCGCACGGCGTGGCGCCGGCGACGTCGACAGGTTGGGCGCCGGTCTGGCGGCCATGAAGAAACGACAGACGGCGACGCGCAAAGCGAACGTGCCAACGTAGTACTCCGCGTCGGTTACGGTCGGCGCATGAAACGGACATTTATCGCGGCCGGGTTTGCGGCCCTCACGCTCGTCGCCGGATGCTCCTCGGGCTCGGACCGGAGCGTTGCCGAGGATCTCGCGAAGGCGAACGGGATGAGCGACGCGGAGTTCCTCGCGTGTGAGGACTACATCAACGGCCGCGATGACGTGAACGCCGACGACACGAGCTCGCGTGTCGATTTCGCGCGGACGGTGAACGAGTGGGCGGCACAGTCACGCCCCGACTTGAAGGACGCCGGTGAGGTGCTGGCCCGGGCGGCGAACACGAACGCCGAGGGCTGGCCGATGGGAACGGGCACGTTCGAGCAAGCGTGCCTGCGCGCGGGCTGGCCGACACAGCAGCAGATCGACGACGCGAAGTAGGGCAATCCGGGAAGGCGGTCTGCTTTACTGGGTCGTTACTGTCCGACCCAAGAAAGTGACCCCTTCAGTGAAAGCCGTAGTAGCAGTCATCGCCGCCGTCATGCTGATGTTCGGTGGCGCGTCCGTCGCCGCCGCAGAGCCCTTGCCCGCACCAGCCGCGGGTAGCAGTGTCCAGGTCAACCCGGTTGCTCTTCCCCCCGGCGACACCCTCGAAGCCCGCGCCGGGATAGGTGCTGCGATTGGTGTAGTGCTCGGCGGCCTCGCAGGCCTGCCGTTCGCTGTCGTCGGCGCCATCCCAGGTGCTGTAATCGGCGGCCTCGCTGGCGCTGGCATCGGCGCTGCATCGTGGAACATCGCGAACGCGTACTTCGGCTAGTTGCCCTGTACGCTCGACGAGCCCCGACGGGTTGGGTTTCCCTGACAAGTTTCCTTGTCCCGTCGGGGCTTTGTCGTGTCTAGCGTTTGATGTCTGTTCGCGCGCCGCGGCCGGGGCGGTTGGCGTGCCACTCGTCGATGCGCTCCTCGGTCCAGCCCTGCACGGTTCCTCGGGGCAGGGTGCCGTCGTCGTTGACGGGTCCGATGGTGACGTTGGGTGATGGGAGTTTGTATCCGCTGAGTGTGTGGTCGGCGGCTCCGATGCGTTCGGCGAACTGCCGTTTGGATAGGTAGCGCTTGGTCATGGGCGTGATCGTAACCCAGTTCCGGACGGATATATACCTATTCGTTGGCGCCGTGCGAATCACGTTCTGCCAGTTGTTGATAGGTGTTGCACTTATCCGTATTACACGGTAATGTTCTTGTTGTCAGGGAAACAGAAACAAGGAGACAACATGAACACCACCGCCCCCCGCACCGCCGCCCGCCTCACCACCTTCCTCTACCGAGCAGCAGCCGACCTCGACGCCGCCGCCAAGAACGCCCGGACAGCAGCCGAGACGGAGCACGCCACCACCGGACGCGAACTCTGCACCGCAATGTTCGCCCGCCTCGCCCCCAGATAGGGGGCGGGGCCTCCGGGCCGGAGGTGGCAACCCCAAGAGCAAGATCCACGACGCGAAATGAGGCAAAGGTACGGTGCTGGACATGAACCGACTACGTGAAGCTGTCCGTGTTGTCGTCGAGTCAGTGCGAGCTGTGGGCGGAGTGTTGTCCTTCGAGCTCGCGAAGGCGCGACGTCCGAGCCGGGAGATCTATCGCGGCGACTAGACCCAACTGCAGACGCGCCGAAAGCGCCCCACCCTCGGTTGAGGGTGGGGCGCTTTCGTCATGCTCGGATGATCTCGAGGAACGCATCAGCCGTGACCGTGCGGCGCGAAGCGGTTCCGTTGCCGAGGGCCTCGACGCGAACTATGCCGCCAGTGCCGACGAGACCTGTGAGGGTGATCGCCCCCGCGGTGCTGTAGCCGGTGTTGTAGACGACGGATCCGGGGATCTCGACGCCGTCGTTCGTCAACCGTGAGTACGTCCAGTTCGACGGCCCGGGCTGGGCGTCGAACGGAACCCGGTACGTGATGTTCACCGTCACTCCGGCGGGGACGCGTATGCCGTTGTCCTCGATCAGCGTCGTGCCGAACCCGGCGCGAATCGACCACGGCGTCAGGAGCGTGTACGCCATCGCCGACGAAGACGTGGACGCAACGAGCTGGGTTCCGTTCTTCGTCATGCCGCTGTTGTCGAACGCGAGACGCGCTGTAGCTGTCGGTGTGACTGTGATGTTGAGATCGGCCTTGACCGGCACCCGGACAGTCGCTGTGGCCGCGATCGCCACGTCCTGGACCGCTGCGGCGCGCATGCGGATGAGTCGTTCCGCTGTCGCGTCGACGGTCACGGTCGCGGCGGCGGCGCGGTAGATCCGTGCGAGCGCTGTGGCAGACGGTGTGACGGTCAGGTTGAGGACGGCGTCGACGGGGATCGATCCGCCGATTGCGACGATCTCGGCTGTCACTGTCGAGGCGATGTTCAGCGCGGCCGCCACGTTGGCGCGTGCGTATTGCGTGGCGGCCGCTGTGACAGCGAGTGCGAGGTCTGCGCGTGCGAGTGCCGTTGCGCGCGCTGAGGCGTCGACTGCGACGTTCACGGCCGCTGTGCGCCGGTACCGGACGCGGACTGCCGCCGAGACGGTGACGGTGACGGTGAGGTCTGCGTCGACGTCCTTCGTGCCGCCATCCGCGCGTGCCGTCGCCGAGGCGTCGACGTCGACAGTCAGGACTGCTGCGACGCGGGCGACGACCCGGAGCTCCACCTCTTGCCGGACGACGACGGCGAAGTCCGCTGCGACTTGGAACCTCAGCGCCGGCAGTGGTGGGAGGACGTCGCCGTACAGGACGCGCCGCGACGGTGTCGGTGGACCGCTTCGTCCACGCGACACCGCCGGCAGCCGTGCTCCACCGTTCCGTGTCGGCGCGGGCAGGGTGGCGAGCATCGCCGTTACCCGGTCGCGTTGACCGTCGGTGTCACGACGATCTCGCCGGTGGCGCCGAGCTGCGTCGACGCGATGGGGATCGATCCGACGAATCGTCCGCCCGTCTGAGCTGACCAGATCCCGGCCCACGCGTAGGTGCCGGCCGCGACGGGAATGGTGACGGCGGATCCTGCGAGGGTGCCGTCGACTGCGCCGCCCGTCCAGGTCGTCTGCTTGCGGGCGTAGCCGCCGCCGGTGGCTTCGTTGGCGCCGGAGGTGCCGGGGTCGGCTGTGTGCAGCGAGATCCAGGTGCCGATCGTGCCGGTGTAGATCGCGATGTCTTCTCGGGTCTGTGGTGTCAGTGGCATTGCTGTGGAGCCTTTCAGTCGGTGCGGCGGACTTGGCCGAGGAACCACAGCCAGTCGTCGGTGAGCCCGCCTTCACGCGGGAGGGTGAGGTAAGCGCGGTACTCGGTGCCGTCGGGTACGAGTACCGCTGTGGTGCCGGTCGATTCGACGCGCCAGGTGATGAACCTGCCGGCGACGGTCGCGGACCAGACGGGGCCACCGTTGGCGAAGACGATGCGCGCCGAGGTGCCCGCCGGCCACTGCGTCGTCGGGTGTTCCTCCTCGTGGATGAAGTCCTGCTGCGCGGACAGGTGCAGTGGCAGCCCGCGTGGTGGTTGAAATCCGAGTCCGGTCGTCATGGGGTGGGACCTCCTACTCGTCTCTCAGGTCGTCGGGCTTGTCGGGTAGTGCGATGTTGTTGTCGGCGAGGCGGCCGGTGAGGCGGGCGACGTAGGTGCGGAAGGCGAGGACGAGTCGATCGAGTTTGTTGATTCGCCGGTTGCGATCGTCGACGTCGGCTTCGAGTTCGCGGACCCGGCCGCGGAGTCGGTCGATCTCGACGTCGTGATCGGCCCGCATTTCGGCGCGGTCGACCTTCCGGGCTTCCTTTTCGGCGGCGAGTTCCTCGCGGGCTTCGTCGCGTTCCTTGATCGCTTGGGCGAGGGCGTCGAGCTTGTTTCGGCTGCGAGCTCCGATGATTGTCGCGACGCCGGCGAATATCGCCGTGATGAGTGCCGATGCGACGCCGACGTTTTCGGCTGTCAGTACGGGCTCTGCGGCAATAGTCACCGACGACGCGAGGAGCGCAATCACCTATATCCCCTCTCTGCTGCACCGAAGGCCAGTGCAGCGTTCATTAGTCCGACGAATACCGCGATGGTGGCTGCGAGGATTGGTGTCGGTGGTTCGGAGAACCAGGCGCCGGCGAAGATCGCGCCGCCGTAGAAGATCCACACGATTACGGAGAGTCCGTGCGCGATGACGAATCCGGTTTTGCGGACTGCGCAGACGATGAGCCAGAGCCCGGTGAGTGCGAAGAGGAGCACCCACCAGGGGCCGGCTTGCTCGACGTAGACGACGAGGTTGATCTGGTCGGGTGGGAGTGGGCGGCGGACGAGCTGCGACGGCCCGAGGTAGAGCGCGCCGACGCAGATCCCCATGATTCCGGCCGTTCCCGCCGCCAGTCGGGTGCCGAGCATCAGTTGTCCGCGGAGTGGCGGCCGCTGTCGTCGTACGGGACCGGGCCTCCGGCCTCGCCGAGAGAGCCTGCGTTGTAGCCGCGGCGGATCGCCTCACCGGTGAGCTCGTTGACGCCGGGTGCGCGGGCGACCTCGGTGTCACGGACGGACTCGGGTTCGACGTCGATTACTACGGGTGTCTTGCCGGCGGCCTTGGTGATTCCGAAGATTGTCGCTGCGAACGTGAGCACTGCGGCCCATCCGGTTTCGGTGCCGATCGAGTACCACAATGCGAGCGGTGCGATGGTAGCGAGGAGCGCGTACAGCGATGTACGCCACGGCGACGTCGAGTGCAGGAGCGCGAATAGCAGTGTGACGGATGCGAGTCCGACGGCGGTCCAGAGCGCGGCGACGGCGCTCGAGATGTAGCCGAGTCCGGCGAGGAGGAGGACTCCTGCGGCGACGTAGGTGTAGAGCTGTTCGCGGATCCGCGCGGGGATGGTTGCGCGGATGCTGTCGAGGGCTGTGGACATGGTTCCTTCTTTCGGGGTTGGTGGTGCGGGGTGGTGGGTCAGACGGTTTCGGCGGGCTGCTGGCGGGTGTCGCCGGATGCGAAGCGGGCCTGCAGGGACTCGACGAGCCCGCGTGTCTTGACGGCTTCGGCGTGGGTCTCGAGGACCCAGAACACGAGCGACGCGGCCCGGTCGTCGCCTTCGACGTGGGACTTGTAGCCGTCCCAGACGACTTCGTTCCACACGTCGGCGAGGCCTGCGCGACCCCACATTTCACCGTCCTTGACGTTGACGTAGTCGCGGCCCTCGGGTGACTGCTGGCGGACCTTGTGCGGTGCGCCCCACTGCAGTGCGGCGGCTTCGGCGGGTGTCATCGGTGCGTTTCCTCCTGGTGCGGGTGGTGTGGTTCCGAGGCGCATGATCAGCGCCCACGTCTTCGGGCCGACCGTGCCGTCCGGGGTCAGCGTCGGGTCGGTGCGCTGCAAAGCGGAGATAGCTGCCTGAGCGTCACGCCAGCGGCCGGTCTGCGGGACGCCGAGCTTGGCCTGCATGTGACGGATCCCAGCGATCTGGTATTCCGGTTCGCCTGCCTCGCCGGACACAGACTCTTCGGGCCCTTCCTTCGGCCCGTACCACCACCCAGCGGGCAGCGGGAAGTCGTCCGGGTTGCCGGCGCCGACGACGGCCGGCAGGTACCAGAAGTCGTGGAACAGTGGGTCGTTCCACGCTCGCGCTGTACCTGCGACGACGTGCCCGGAGACGTTGCGGTACATGCCGCGGGATTCAAAGTTGAGGCCGTCGAAGGTGCCGGCGACGTGCGAGTTGTAGCCGCCTCCGCCGTGCATGAACCCAAGTTTCACGAGCGCGTTGGCTGGGACATCGGAGGCCGTCGCGACGTGAACGAGTCCGAGCTGCGCGGCGTCACCGGTCGCGGTCGCACCGTATCGGCCGGGGCGGTTGCAGTTCTCCGTCGACCCGTAGCGTCGGTTCGCTTTCATGCCCTGCACGTGCGCGGCGACGGCGAACGCGAACCAGGAGCAGTCACCGCCGGGGTTGCCGGAGCCGCCGTAGGCGTAGGGCAGGCCGTTCTTCGACCAGATGTAGGCGCGGGTCGCGTCGACCTGCGTCCGTGAGATTGTGCGCATCAGTCCTCCTGTGCGGGTGGGGTTGTGCGGCCCGCGAGCCATCCGGTCGCGCGGGCGATGAGGGAATCGGGTTCGGGGACAAACAGGAACGTCAAGTTGAGGAACTGCACCGCCCCGTCCAGCCCGTGCTCTCTGATGTAGTTCTCGGCGTGATCGACCCGGACCAGATACATCGGCCACTGTGTCCGGGCATGCAGGGCCGCTAGCTCGTCCTCCGACGCCGGGACGACGATGCGGGTGGAGCGGTCCTCGTCCATCACCCACACCGCGTCGGGAGGGCTGTCGTCGGCGAGCAGTTCGAGGAGCTGCTCGCGCGAGACTTTCGGGCTCACTCCGGTTCGGCTTCCAGAATGCGCGGGACCGGGTCCGCCGGCGGTGCGGCGAGACTGAGGTACCCGCGGAACTCGCCGTCCTGGGTGACGGTCAGCGCCCCTCCTACGACGCTGAGATCGAGCGGGTATCCATCGACTGTGACCTTCACGCTGCCTCCTGTAGTTCGACCATGTCTCGTGCTGAATATCCGTCCCACTCACCGGAGTTGGCGAAGGCTGCGCGGTCGCAGAACAGGCCGGTCCAGCGGCCGCCGGTCAGTCCGACGCCGGGGATTTGGATGCGGGGAATCCATGCGTTGTCGACGAGTTGGTACGCGGTGAGTACCGACCCGATCGCTTCGAGTGCCCAGTAGCTCGCGCCGGTGGCGCCGGAGTATCCGCCGAGCGCGGTGTATCCCGACTCGGACTTCGACGTCCACTGTCGGATCTCTGCGGTGTTGTTGGTGACGACGAGTGCGAAGAACGACGACCCGGCTGCGTTGCCTCGGAGCATCATTCCCTGCTCGCGAGAGTTCGGCCCGGAGCAGTACGCCTCCACTCGCTGGTCTGCGTACGCGAGGGGCTGCGGGTAGTAGTAGAACGATTTGAGGTCGTTCGAATCGAAGTACGAGAAGCGGCCGTCGCGGATACCGGCCGTCGCGGATCCGACTTTCGTCCATGTGAATGCGCCGCCGAAGTCGTCGACGAACGAACGAGGCAGCGGATCGCCGCTGTAAAGCCGCTGCCCTATCCCAACCCAGATCAGGAATTGCGATGTGAACACCTGTCCGCTTTTCGGAATGATCGATCCGGCGGTGAGTGCTGTCGAATAGCTGTAATTCATTGCCTGCTGCGGCGGGAACGTTTCGGCGCTACCGGGGTACTGGTCTTTCTCAATCGCTGCGAGCGGGCGTACGTTTCCGGTCCCGATCTGGTGGATTCCGATGACCATTTGCTCGAGCTCGTCGAAGGGAATGTCCTCGGGTGCGGTGACCGACCATGTCGCTTTGCCCGTCGAGATCAGTGGTGTCTGATTCGGGCTTACCCATGCGATCTCGACGTTGCCGTCGGACAGCATCCGCATGACGACGATGTACATATCACACGGCGACGCCACCGCCCCGACCTTGAACGCGATGGTCGCGCGGCCCACCGCGTAATTGCTCTGAATGTAAGCAGCGACCAGTACGTTTTTGTCCGGGGTATACGCAGTTTCGAAGGTGGTGAACCAGTTGTTTCCGCCGTCCGAATTGGAGGTACGGATGGTTTCTTCGCCGATCCACGGTGCAGCGACCGGAGAAGGGCGACCGGCTCGCTTCGGATGGCGTTGCAAAAGTGCGTCCGGGAAAGAGACCTGCTGTCCAGGGGTCTGCGTCATCCACGATTCAGCGAATGGCGCGGTGATCGAATTCATCACCGCACGGACTTGCTTGACCACCTGCGCGGTATTTTCGATTGCCTGATTCGCCTGCTGTTGCGCGCTATCGGCTTTGTTGCGCAGACCGAGTAGACCTCCGATGAAGTCCGCGGCACCACCAATGATCCCGAAGATTCCCTGCGTGAGGAATCCGAGGAATCCGCCGCTGCCCCAGAGGTTGTTCTGCCCTTTCTCGAAGCGCGACACCACCGGTGTGCGTACTTTCTGGTTGACGCCTGAGGGTGTCTCGTCCTGCCCCCAGCGTTGATTCGGGCGGACGGTATACGAGCCGCCGGGGACCGGAACTCCGGGTGCACCTGTTGTCATCAGCTACCTCCCGGGGTACTTCCTGAGGATCGATGTCCGCGGTTTCTTCGACGTCATCTCGAGCGCAAGCACGCGCCGAATTTCGGCCTCGTCGCCGTTGCGGGCGACGTTGTCCAGATAGCCGAGGACGTAGTTGACGTTGTGCTCTTTTGGGTTGAATGCCTCCCCGTTACGGACGGCCGGCTCGGCGAGTTTGGGTGCCGATCCGGGGTCGTGACTGATGCCCATGTTGTAGAGCTGCTCGGCGTGGAACTTGTTCTCGTACGCCGAGAACTGCGACAGGTCGACGAGCTCCGTCGGCTCCGGATCAGGCTCGTCCTTATCCACCCACCCCGACGTGTAGTTCATGAGATGCTGCGGCCCGCGGGGCGGTGGCCGGAACTTCTTCGTCGCCAGCTCCGGATGCCACCGCACCCCGCGTTCGTACAGCGTCTCCGACCAGTTGCCCATCGTCCCGCCCTCCGGGCCGTCGATCGGCGGCGTGATCGATTGACCCATCATCGGCAGATCGATCAGGACCGGCTGCAACGCTTGACGGGGGTTGTCCGGATCGATGTTCTCAAGGGTCGGTAGGGCTGGCTGTGTCATGCGTAATCTCCCCTGTGCGTGAGTGATTGACGGTTACAGCACACCGAGGTCCTGCAGGATCCCGAAGAAGTCCTGTAGGTCTTGGAATGCGCGGAGGATCGGATCTTCGGGCTCGCGGGATCCGATCTTGATCTGCCAGGCCGGCGTCGTCTTCCGATCCCACGCGAGGGTGAGCTCGGATACCTGCTCGACGAAGATCCGGCCGTACAGCGATTTCGGGCCGCGGACGGTGAATCCGACACGGTCACCGATTGAGAAGTCACCGAACCCGTTCTCGCCGATCCGCCACGGTGAGCCGTCGGTGATCGTGAGGGTGCAGCGGGTCTGCTCGCGTGACTCGTACATCGCCGCGCGCTGCGCGATGACGTACGCCAGGGTGTACGCCTTGTCGGCGCCCTGCGCGAACCGTTCGTGATAGTGCGACCAGCCGAGGCGTTGCGCGCGCTGTGGGCTCTTCCAGGCCCCGAACGCGAAGAACACGTCGGTGTACAGCGGGGCCAGCAATGCGTCCGCGACACCACCCAGTGGGGGGACGCCGGGGATCATCGCTGTGAGATCGCCGATCATGGTCACGGCCGCTTTAATGGCCTCGTTGACGCCCGGTGCCGACGACCCGCCTGCGACCGACTGAATATCGGTTGCGGGCTTGTGCTTGAACGACGTCCGGAACGTGCCCGTCTTCTCCGACTCGTAGAACACAACGGCGGGCATCGACGGGTGCGTGCCGCGGTGACCCGGCTCGAAGTACGACCCGGGAACGTTCGGGTCGGGGATCTGCTCGACGTTCTCCGTCAGCCCATCCGAGCCGATCTTCAGTATCTCGGAGAAGATGCCGGAGAAGATGTTGCCGCGGAACGACGTCCCGGTGTTGAACCCGGACTTGTCGACGAGGTCCCAGACCAGGCAGCCGTGACGGAGGTTCGCTCCGGGCCACGGCGGCGGATCACCTTCGAGGTACCGGCGCGCCACCCACGACAACTGCGCGTCAGCGACGATCTTCCGAGTCGCCTCATGGATTGTTTTGAATCGAGAGTGGCACAGCGCCGGCAGCGATCGATCAACGTCACCCGGCAGTGAGGGTTTGACGACCATCGACCACGTCGACTGGTTGAAGTTAAACCACTGCGACCCGTCGAGTGGATTATCAGGCAGCATCCACGCCGACGACTCCAAGCGCATGATGTTCGCGAGGAGCGTTGTCTTGCAGACGAATTTCGCTGAACCGAACGCGAGCCACAGTCGCGGGAACTGCACCTCGGCGGGGAGCCACGGATTCGACCACGCCAGAATGTGTTTCAGGTGTTCGTAGTCGTTCTTGAAGATGACCTTCACGAACGATTTGCCGATCTCGTCGTGGACGAGTTCGAATTCCTCCATCATCCCGGACCAGCGGAGACCGTCCTTGTCGACGGTGATGAACACATTCGTCGTACCGCGCTGCTCGACGTCGACGAGCCAATCCGACAGGTAGTAGCCCTCGGGCAGTTCGATCGATCCGATACCGGTCTCGTTGTCGATCAACTGGAACGATGCGGCGTTCTCCTGGGTGCAGATGCCGCGGAGGTTCCAGTCGCCGTCCCACAAACGAACGAGCGCCGGCCGTAGCCGACGCTCTTGGTCCGATTTGAGGTTGTCCGTGATCTCTTCGAAGATCCGGTCGTAGTCGAGGTCGTCGACAACTGCTGCTGTCATGACTGCCCTCCCCACGGCCGGGGCCACGGCTGCGGCACGATCAGTTCGATCGACACTCCGGCCGGTGCTTTGCTGAATGAGACGGGTAAGTCGATCGGCCCCAGACCCTTCTTGAACGGGTAGCAGAACTGGATCATGCGCATCCGGTACGAGTAGGGCGTTTTCGAGGCGGTGTTGTACATGCCGCCCCACGCCGCCCGGTCCGTGTCGATCCTCAGGTGCTCGCCACCGACGAGTTCGGCGAGCTCGATGTTGCGGTGCGCGTCCTCCACGGCCCGGTCCTCGCGGTTGTCACCGAACGACCAGTCCGGGACCGTCGGGATTCCGGGTGCGATGATCTGCCACACCGGCCACGTCTCGATGCACGAGTTGTTACGGACGTTCTTGAGGATCCCGTTGTTCTGCTTGTATCCGGTCGCCGTGGTGGCATCGAGCGCGAGCGTCGACGTCGGCGAAGTCCACTTGTACGACAGCGGTTTCGAGTACCAATACGGGTCACCCGAGATCGTCGAGACGATGCAGCCTTCGCCCTGTGTCTGCTCCGGATCGTCGAGAAACTTCGTGAGCAACTCTTTCTCGAGCTGCGCAGTCAACCACCGCCGAGACCTGCGTTTCGTCACCCACAGTTTCCCGGGCCTGTCGATCGACCAGGCCTTACCCCACTCCGAATCGTTGGTCTCCCAATCGAGCCCGTTGTAATCCGAGATGTCGACCGAGAACTTCATCCGCCGAGCCGGGACGCGGTGCCCGCCGAAGCGAGCGCCGCGCCCGAACGCGGTTTCATTCCAGATCGATTCCATTCCGACGTCGTAGAAATTCTCGATATCGGAGGTCAGGATCACGCCCCGGTCCCCAGCCTTGGGGCCCGTGAGCGTGAACCATTCACCGTCGGGGCTTTCGTACTCGATGACGGTCTTGCTTTTCCGGTTGTCGATGTACACGGGCGCTATCCCCTCCGTCCGGTGTTGTAGCCGAGCGCCTTCTCGCGCTGCGCTGATGTGTGCTCGCGCACCGCTTCTCGTGCACTGTCGACGTGGTAGTGGACGTGCTCTTCGACGATGGGTCGGATCTCGTCGACGGCCTTCAGGAGACCGCCGAGCAAACCACCCGGGCTCGACGAGAGCCCGAGATCGGAGAGGAACTGGTCGACGTTCGCCTTCGCGAAGTCCGATCCAATCGCCCCGACGTCCTCGGCTGTTGGGCCTTGGTACTGTTCGTCCACGGACCCGCCACCGAGCGGAGCACTCTCGGGCGGAGCGACGTCGGCGATCGACGTCGAGTTCATCTGCGCACCGTCGGACCCCAGCGGATCCGCCGGAGCCGAGAACGAACCACCCGATGCCGGCCAGTTCGTGACCCACACCGGCTGCGCGTCACCGCCGGCGATCTTCACCTCGCCGGCGGTGACGCCACCGAATGTGCCGCCGATACCCGTCGCGCCACCACCGCCACCACCGCCACCGCCGCCACCGGAGAGTGAGCCTCCACTGCCGATCGAACCGGACGGCATACCGTCGAACGACCCGCCAGCGGCGCCACCCGATACGTTCGGGTCACCACCGAGGAAGAACTCCGGCGGTAGGTGAGCGTGATCGGTGAACATCGAATCGGCCGCGCCGGCAGCCATGCCGCCGACCTGACCGTCACCACGCGCGCCACCCATCTCGACGTTCGTCCCGTCGGGCAGGGTGCCGGCGGTGTGACCGCCGTACGGGCCGCCGTTGTACCAACCGAGGTTGAACGACCCAGCCGGACCCAATCCGGGCTTGAACCCGCGCGCGGCGAGCTCCTCCGCCTGATTGCCCGTCGCGAACCGAGACCCGAACGGATCCCGGCCGACCGCAAAGTTCGCCAGTGCCGACATAGCCCCCGAGCAGTCGCCCCAGTTGACGCCGCCCCAGTCGTAAACTGCTCCCTCCAAACCATTTTCGCGGGGGAACTTGTTGAGCTGGTCAGCGGTGACGAGGCCACCGTCGGCGAACCCGAGGAGCGATCTGAGGTCGAGCACTCCGGAGACGATCGGGTGATCCTCTTCGATACCGACCTTCGACAACGACCCGTCGAAATCGCCGGTGCTTGCGAGTGCACCGAACCCGCCGACCATCGCGTGGAGGAATCCAGGCGACGGCACCCAACCACCCCGAATCGCTTCGAGGAGCGGCATGGTCGCGTCGTTGACGCCCCGCGCCGGGACGACGAACTCACCGTTCGACAACCGAGCGAGGATCGAGTCACTGCGAGACGTGCCCGGACCGGACACCGGGCCGCCGTCACGGAAGTACGGCAGGTCCGGAAGTCCGAGGGTGAACCCATCCCACTTCACCGGTCCGACGGAGAACCCGGGGATCCGGAATTCGAGGGAGTTCCACGCGCGGATGATCCAGTTGATCGCGCCCTTGAACGCTTCCTGGATGCCGTTCCACATGCCCGACGCGGCCGACGAGATCTTCCCCGGCAGGCTGGTGACGAACCCGACCATATCGTTCCACTTGCCGACGATCCAGTCCTTCACCTCGCCGGCCTTGTCGCCCATCCAGCCGAGGGCGTCACCGACAGCGGAGATCCCGGTCGACAGAGCTGCGTACAGCCAGTCCCACCCAACCTTGATCGCGTTCCATGCGCCGGTGACGATCTCGCGTCCGATCTCAGTCTGAGTGAAGAACCAGATCAGGCCACCGACGAGGGCCGCGATCGCGATGGTAATCAGGCCGATCGGGTTCGCGTTGAGCGCGGCGTTGAACAACCACTGCGCCGCTGTCATCGCACCGGTGGCGACGGTCGCGGCGACCATCGCGCCTCGGGTGATGAGGAACGATGCGGCGATCCGGGCGTTCGCTGCGACCCATGCGCCGGCGGATGCGAGTGCCGCACCCACGGCTTGCGCCTGAGCTGTCAGCCACAGCACTGCTGCTTCGACGCGGAGGGACACCCACGCGGCCGCGGTCGTCGCGGTGGAGGTAACCCACGCTGCGGAGCTCGCGATCGCGGCACCGACGGCCTGAGCCTGCGCCGTCACCCACAGTGCAGCGGCTTCCACACGGAGTGAGATCCACGCGCCGGCTGTGGTCGCTGCCGAACCGACCCATGCGGCCGCGGTGCCGGCCGCTGCCACACCTGCGGCCGTGGCCGATGTGACCTGCACGCCAACCATGACGACCTTGTAGGCCAGCCAGGCCGCGCCGAGTGCACCGACACCGATCGCGAGGCCCTGTGCGAGGCCCTGGTTTTCGGTGATCCATACGGCCGAGTTCTGCAGTGCGCCAATGAAACCGGACTCGATCTGACGCTTCACTGTTTCCAGTGAGGTTGCAGCGTTGTCGTTCAGCGTGTTTCCCATGTTGTCGGCCGCGCCGGAGACGTCCCCCATGTAATCGGGGATGCCGCCGAGGGTCGACAGGAACGCGGGGATCTGGTCGACCGAGAGATCTTCGATGGGGGTACCGAACAAGGCGATCGCGGTGTTCGCGCGCTGCGCCGGGTCCTCGATACCGAGGATCGCCTGAGCCGTCTCCTGCAGTGCAGCTTGCGCGCCGGGGCCGCCTTCGGCGATCCGAGCAGACATGAGCTCGGCGTTCAGGCCGACGGACTCGTACGCGGCGATCGAGTTCTTCGACATGTCGGAGCCGCGGATCGTGAATTCCTTCAGCGCGTCACCGGTCTTGTCGAGCGCGAACTTGCCTTCGAGGCTCGCCCCGATCAGAAGATTAAAAGCGTCCTGACCTTCGAAACCCAGTGCACGGAAGTTGGTTCCGTACTCTGCGATGATCTCGGGCAGTTCACCCCGCATCGACTCGGGGACTTTCTGGTATGCCGCGGTCATCATGTCGAACGCGGATTCTGCGTCGGGTGCGAGACCTTGGTAGATCAGGTTCCTCGCGGCCGACACCGATTCGGAGATATCGGAGTCGAAGGCCTGCCCGAAGTTCATAGCTTTCGCGGTGATCGATTCGACCGCGGCTTCACCTTCGACACCGAAGTACTGCAGCTCGGACACGACCGTGCCGACGGAGCTGGACACGTCGGCCATGGATTCGCCGTACGCGTCGCTGTAGAGCCGGCCGGCGATCGACCCGTACTGCGCGGCCATCTCAGGCGTAGCGCCCAGAGACGCTGCGAGCTTGTCGTTGACCTTCGCGTTGTCCATCGCGGACATAGCGAGTTCCATCGCCGAACCGACGCCAGCAGTGGCGACAGCCATGCCGGCGAGCTTCTTGACGTTCGAGTCGATCGACCCACCGAGGTTGGACAGTCCAGTGCGGAACCTGCCCTGGCTCTGCTCGGCGTCGTCGGTGGCGTCGCGTGCGCGGCGCGTCGCCTCGGCATGATCGTTCTGCGCCCGCGTCGCGGTCTCGGTGGTGCGGAGCGCGTTACGGTTCGCGGTCGCCAGACGCTCAACGGCGGCGGTGTACTGCGATCCGCTGGTGATGCCACGCTCGCGGAGCTCGTTGACCTTCTCCTCGGCTACGCGGACCTTGCCGGCGGCGTCGGCTTCCTTGTCGCGGGCCTTGGCGAGTGCCTCGGATGCCTTCTCGACGTCGGCGCGGGCCGACGCCACACCGGATGCGGCGGCACGGCCGGCGTCCTGCCCTGCCTGGCGGCCGGCGGACACGAACGGTGCGAACCCCGCGGTCAGGTTCCCGCCGATACCTTGCATCGACGGGATGATCTGCAGGGGTACGTAACCGATCGCGTCCGACACGGGACCACCACCAATCTCTATTCAGTTGTGCCGCGGCCTTTCCGGCCCGCCAGCTCGCGATTGCGTTTCGCCTTGATGCGCTTCTTACGGATCGCTGCGCGTTCGGGCGTTTCGCGGCGGTCGACGCCTTGCAGATGCTTCGGCGGCTTCGGTGTCAGCGGGTATTTTTTCCGGGTGAGGGCCTGCCAGATGTGCGACAAGATGTAATCGTTGTCGGTCCACCGAGGCTTGCCGTCGTTGTAATGCTTGACGATTCGGGACGTCGGAGGGAGTTCCTGGATTCGGACCCAAATCTCTCGGACTGTGAGCCGTCGGCAGCCGTCCTCGTCGAACCTCCACCGATCCGAGTAGCGGATCCGGTGGTAGCGGGAGAGGTCCGCTTCCACCAGATCCGCGTGTTCCTCGAGGAATCGGAGGAGGTGGATCAGTTTCCCGTCGACATCTCCATGACGGCCTTGTTGATCGTCTCGAACAGGTCGCGGGCTTCGGGGTTCGTCAGTCGCGGGAACGCGGCGCGTAGCTTCATCGCCTGCTGTCCGCCGAGGAGTCCGATCAGTCCGACGGCGGTGTTACCTGCGGCGAGCGGCTGCGTGGTGGTCCAGAAGTCCCACTCGTCGGGGTCGGAGATGATCTCGAATTCGAGGCCTTCCCACTCGACGGTGATCGTCTCCACGCCCTCGGCTTCACGCTGCGCCGCGGACTTCTTGCGGTCCTGCGGCTGCTTCACCCCGGCGGGCTTGTGCGGCTGCGCACGCTTGGCGGGTGCACGGCGTGCGGTGGCCTTCTTCGCGGGTGCGCGCTTCGATGCAATGTTCGTCGGCTCGTCAACTTCGCCGTCGATCACTTCGGTGCTCTTACGTGTGGTCATGAGTGCGGGTTCTCCTTCTTGGTGTGCAGGCCTTGCCGGCGGACGAGCGCCGGAGCGACTGCGAGGGTGAGCGCCCGCACGTCCTCTTCGGACAGGCGGGACTCGGTGAGTTCGTCGTGGAACGCGAGGAGCTGCTCGGCGGTGGTGCCGTTCGGCTGCGCCTTAGCGGCCGCGGTGGTTTCCTTGTCGGCTTCGACGACGGCCGCGGCGAGCTTCTTACGAATGCTCGGCGGGTAGTTGCCGGCGTCGTCGGTTGCGAGCCCCAGGCGCAACGCTGCGGCGCGGAGCTCGGACTCGGGTGGGATTGCTGGCATGCGGGTTCGTTTCTGTCGGTGTGCGGGCTCTGAGAGGGAGACAGGCGGCGCGGTGAACCCGCACAGGAACCCCGCGCCGCCTGTCGTCTATGCGCCCCTCGGCTTGCGGGCGGGCTTGTCCTCGACGACGTCAGCGGCCGGTTCGACCACCTCGCCGTCGACGGTCTGGATCGGTGGAGGGTCCGCGGTCACCGTCTCGGTGACGCCTTGCTCGGCGACCGGGGTCAGCTCCTCGGGGACCGGGACCTCGTCGGCGGGATTCTCCCGGTCGAGGTACTTCGCGACCTTCAGGTCTTCGACGAGGACCTTCGCGGAATTGTCGTCGACGGCGATCTGCTCGCCGGCCTCACGCTTACCGCGTGCCTCCGTGTATTCGATTCGTACAGCCATGATCTACGCGGCCTCCAATGCCTGGCGATCGAACACGTCGTCGGCGCCATCCGCGAACACGTTCGCGTTGACTTCCCACTTCGTGATGTCGGTTTCGTTGCGGTTGTTCGCCGGCACCCACAGACGGGACCGGCGCGTGGTGAACAGACGTTCCTTGTCGTCGAGATCCGAATCGGTCTCGAACGCAAGCCACGCATGGACGGGCTTGGGCATCTTGACCTTCGTCGCCGTCGAGCCCGGGAAAATGATCTGCTTGGTGACCGCGTTGTTCTCCAACGGCGAGAAAGTCCGAGCGAGCTCGAACTGGCTTGTGCCGATGCGGATCAGGCCGATGCCCCAGCCGTAATGCTTCGTCTCGTTGGACGAGCGTTCCTCACCGAAACCGTCTTCACCGTCGAGGATGCCGACCTCGGGCCAATCGGTTTCGTCCCAGTCGTCGTCGATCGTCAGCGGGAGGTCGGGGCGAGTCAGACCGAACGCGACACGAACGGAGGCGTTGATCCAGATCTTGGTGTTGTCGGGATTGCGCACAGCAATAGTCCCCTCTCGGGTTGGGATGATGAATCGGGAATGTGCGGGTTCGACCCACCCGAGAGACGGGCAGGGGATCGAGCGAATTACACCGTGACAGTGCGGATTCGCGTGCGGGCAGTGAACGAAACCATCTGCCCACCGGTTCGGGAATCGCGGGCGTCGAGCAGTGACGCGCCCGGAAGTACCTGAGCGATACCGGGGATTCGCTGAGTCAGGACCAGTCCGAGGCAAAGGCCGGCGATGCGCCGTGCCTCGTCGTATCCGGCCGCCCACACGGTCACTCGGAGCTGCGGCTGCGTCGTGATCGGCCAATCCATCGGGCCAGAGTCGTCGAACACGCCGACGTGCGGCGGATGCGCCGTCGTCCACCCGTCGAGTAGCCCGTGCCCGACAGTGACGCCGGCGCCGAACTTCGGCTGGTGCTCGTCGTAGAACTCGACGATCGGGCGGATCAGTTGCCCTGGGGTGCGGAGCTCGTCGGTCATCGCTGGCGCACCTCGAGCCCGACCCGCGCGGCGGCGCGTGTGAGTGCACCGTCGCGGGCCTGCGCTTCGGCTGGCACCCACACGCTGGCGGCGGAGCGGTCGGTGCTGTACTCCTGCACTTCGATGTCGTCCTCGTCGACGTCCTCGATCGCGCCGGCGATACTGCGCGCCGTCTGGTTGACGAGCGCTGCGACCGACGGCCACTTGAGGATCTCGCCGACGACTGCGCGATTGAGCTGGACGCGAGGGGTTGCCATGCGATCACCCACTCTCGTTCGATGCCAGGACGACCATTCCTCGGCGCCGCGTCCGCGGGGACCGCCAGTCGAGGACACGCACCGAGTACTCCTCGCCGCGGATCTCGATCCGGTCGTCATCTTGGACGTTGACTGCGCCGATGAAATACAGCGTGAACTTGACGGTCTCACCGTTGCGTCCGCGGTCACGGTATTCGTCGTTGGCGCCAGGTTCGACAGCGTGCGGGTGCAGCGGGATGCGGGATTCGTCGACCGGTAGCGGGTTCTGAAACCTGTCGAGGCCTCCGCCGCGGCGGACGCGCGTGACGAGTTCTCTCACGCGCGACCACCGACCACGTACTTCGCGAGTGCAGCTCGGGCGGCACCCGACAACGCGGTACCGCCCTGCGAGCCTTGCCATTCGAACGGCCCGATCTTCTCGGGCAGCTCGTCCGGTTGCGTCGCGAGGTTCTGCGCCACCATGTCGAGCACGACGCCGACAACGACGTCGGGGATCTCGACGAACCCGTGGGTCAGGTCGACCAGGACCGCGCGTTTTCGCTCTGTCCATGGCCGGCCGCTCACGAGCTCCCCAGTCTGGGACCACTCGACGTCGCCGACCTCGGTCTGCGTCGGATCGTCGATTCGGAGGATCGTCCCGGACTCGGCCACCAGGTGCACATCGGTGACGTGCAGAGACGGCAGGAGCAGAGTCCGCCGGCCGTTGCCGTCGACGACGAGCGTCTGCCGGAACGATGGGGCGATGTGCCATCCGCAATAGTCACGGATCGCGCCGATGGCCTGGTCGAGTCGGTACTGCGTGAAGTCCTCGGCGTCCGTGAACGCTTGGAACTCTTCGACGGTGACGATCGGCCCCAGCACGGCGGGCTCTGCTCCTGTCATTACTTCGTCTCCACTCCCTGCGATGCGCCCGCGCCGCCGGTCTCGTCGGGCTGACGGGCCTTGTTGCGGGCGGCCGGCGCCGCCTTCTTCGCCGGTGCAGCCTTCTTCGGTTCGGTTGCTTCGGTCGGCTTCTCGGTCACCTCGGTTACCTCCTCCTCGGTTTCGACCACAACACCGTCAGCGGGGACGGCGCCGGCCGATTCGGTTTCGGTGGGTTCCTCGGCGGTCGAGACAGGCACGGTGCCCGTCGTCGACAGGAACGACGTCGGCTCGGTACCGGTGGTGTCCTCCACCTCGGCGACGACGGGCACCACCTTGGCTGGCTTCGGGACCTCGTCGGACCGGTACCGGATCCCGTCGATGACGACCATCTTCGGCTTGCGTGCAACCATGGCGATCAGACCTCCGCGCCGATGACGACGAGACGGTTCGGCTTCCAGATCGCCTGCGCCGCACGGAGTTCCGCGCGGACGTAGACCATGTTCCGCTGCGCGTAGTCCTTGTGCTGGTTGAACGCCTGCACCGTGAGGCCTTCGCGGTCGAGGAGGGCGATCTGCTTGAAGTCGCCGAGGATGCCCTGCTCGATGTCGAGACGGTCCGAGGTGACGCGGGGACGGCCCCAGAGGGTGCCGGGGCCGGCGCCGAACGGACCCTGCCCGTAGAACCGCTCGTTGGCGTCCTGCAGGAGGTCGATCGCCTCTTCCATCTCCGGGGAGATCAGGACGGCGTCGACCTTGCCGCCGATACCGCGTCGGGTGACGCGGGTGATGCCGCGGCGGGTGGCCTTGACGAACGCCATCGCGGCGGCCGGGGAGATCTCACCGCCGGCAACGTCGCCGGCGGCGTAGTCGACCTCCTGGACGCCGGTGGTGTGCAGGAGTCCACGCGGGACGCCGTTGACGCCGGTTCCGTTGAGCAGCAGCTCCTCGATCACGTTGTCGATCGAGTACTCGAGCTCGGAGTCCATGTACGACGCGAACGCCGGACCGTCCGAGAGGAGCTGGTTGGTGACGTCGTAGCCGTCGGCGTAGGTGTAGACCTTCGCGTCCTCGATCGACGTGGTGATGTCCGACAGCGGCTTGAGTCCGCCCTCAGCGACGATCGCGGCGTTGCGCGTCACGGACTGGACCTGGACGTACTCGAAGTTGCCTCCGGTCGACCCGCGGGCGATGAGGTCGAGCAGCGTCAGCCGGTTCCGGTCGACCATGTCGATGGTCGGCAGGCGCACGGGCTGGATCCGCGCGAGGTCGACGTTGAGCGTCGCCTTGCGGCCGGCGAAGTACTCGGCCATGCTGCCGACCTTGACGCGGCCGGTGTCGATCGGTGTGCCGTTGCCGACGCCCGACGGGTGCGCCTTCTTGAACGCCTTGAACTGGTCGGACTTGGTGAATCGCTCACCGTACGACTTCGCCCGATCGCGGACTGCGATGCGCCGGCCGCTCTTCACAGCGTCGGCGGTCGACTGGTCGTCGTCATCGTCGTCGCTGTCGTCGGAATCGTCGTCGCCGTCCGAGTCAGCGTCGGCGGCGTCGTCCGAGATGCCCTTGAGCTTGGCGGCGATCTCGTCGTTCTTCGCGATCTTCTCGCGGAGATCCTTGACGGTGTCCGTGAGCTCGCCTGCCTCTTTCAGTTCCTCGTCAGTCCAGTCGCGAGTACCCGCGATGCTTTTGAGCTCGGCAGCGCGTTCGAGCGCCTTCTTAAGCTGCGCCTTGTAATTCATTGGCTTTGTGCCCTTTCAGTCGGAAAACGTGGGTAGTAGCTCTGCCTTGAGCTGCCGGAGAACCTTGGCGGCTACGTCCTTCGAACCCTGGGCGGACGACTTTTCGGAGGGATCAGCTCCGGTGTCGCTGGCCGGGTTGTCGGCGTCATGGCCGGACTCCTTGCGATCCGGCGTCTTGCCGGAAGATTTGTCGTCGGGCGTTGCTGATTCGAGCACCGCGCCGATCGAGTCGTAGGCCTTCTGCAGGCTGTCGAAGTTGTTCTGCGACAGCACTCGTCCGGCCTTGATGGTTCGAGCTAGTTGGTCGCTCTTGACGGCGAGCAGCTCGGTCTCCTGGTTGGCGCCGACGAGCGTCGGGCCGACCTCGAACAGGTGGAGCTTGCGGAGCTCGTACACCCAGTACTTACCGCCGTCTTCGGCCTCACGTTCGACCATCTCGGCGTCGAGAATGTCGTACGCGAACGACGACTGTGTGACGCGCCGGCCCTTGAGCAGCCGGTACACCTGCTCAGCTTTCGGGTTGTCGAGGTCGATCTGATAGAGCGTCTCGAGTCCCTTCTCCACCTCGGCGGCTTCGAGGACCGTGCCGATGTGGGAGAACGGGTCTCGCCAGTCGTGCGACCAGATCGCCGGGATCGGATCACCCGAAGCGGCCCACGCTTTCAGATCCTCGTCGAACGCTCCGGGCATCACGACGTCGCCGTAGCTGTCGACGTTGCCGAACACCGACACGATCGCGCGGACCTGGCCCTCTTCGAGCCCGTCCGCCTTGCCTGCGGCTTTCACCTTGGTCTGGAATTCCTTGACGTACATCAGACCTCCTCGGTCGTCGGTGGTGCCGAGTCTTGCGGCGAGGCTTGCCCACCGACGAGAACGTTCAGCGGGGTCACCAGTTCGTCCCCGTTTTCGATGGCCGGCAAATTCATTCGAGCGCGGCCCTCGTTGCGGGTGAGCCACGGTGCGCCGATCGACGACTGCAGCATCTTTGCCTGTTCCTCGAACGAGCCTTTGAGCTTGGCCTCGATGTTGGTCTCGGCGTACAGCGGTTTACCGTCGCTGAATCGGGACACGATGTGTGTGTTGAGCGACTGTTCCCAGGCGAAGATCCACGGTCCGAGCGCATCGCGGTAAAGCATCTGGCGGAACGATTCGACGTTCGAGTACGTGCCCTCACGTGCACCGACGAGCTCGGGCGGGATGAAGTAGGCCGACGCGACCTCGGCGTCGGTGAGCTTGCGACCTTCGAGATCTAGGGTGTCCTTCGGCCGGAACGATGTGACTTCCTTGACGCTCATCCCGTCTTCGAGGATGGGTGTTCCACCCTCGTTGCCGCCGCCCTTTTTGAAGGCTGCCCATTGCGACGAGAACCGTTTGAACTTCTCGTCGGACCACTCGCCGGCATCTTTCGGGCGTTCGATCACCTGCGGAATACGGGCTGCATTCGCCCAAACTGACCGTCGGTATGCGACTGCCTCGGTCGACTCGGCGAGGATCTCTCGTAGCGTCTCGATCGGTGAGAGCCCGTTGTCTCCACGCGGCGCGTACCCGATGTCGTACATGCAGTCGGCAGGGTCGAACTCCGTGCGCTCGCCAGCCTTAGACGTGTATCGGACGGTGTGAATGTTGTCGAACTCGTCGGCCTTGAACCGCACTCGACGAGCGGGCAGCCGGGTCAGCACAAGCTCTCCGGCCTTGGTGTCCACGTGGAAGGTGACGCAATATCGGTCGTAGAGCAGTTGGTCCATGATGACCGCGCGCCAGAACCGGATCGGAGTCATACCGGCCGCCGGCCGGCTCAACATCGCGGCGAGAGGACCGTCCGTGATCCGCTTCCGGTCGTTGTCGCCGACCCGCTCGAACAGGTGCATCGGGATCGTCGAGATGTTCCGGGCGATGAACGTCGTCACCTTCCGGACGCTCGGCTGATTCTTGAACGCGCGCGCCGGATGCATCTCGCCGGCGAGATCGTCGAGCGGGAACCCCGGATCCATGACCTCGACGCCGCCGGCGCCGTACTCACGTTCGAAATGCGAGCCGAGGGCGCCGAGAGTTTGAAATACCGCCATCAGTCACCCACCGCCTGCACGTACCGGACCGACGAGCGAGCGATACGGAGATGCCCGTCGACGGCCTTCGGTGCGTCGACGCCGGCCGTCGCCTTCCGGATCACGAGATACGTCCGTCCGGTGCCGGCGAGAGTGCCGACGATCGTCGCATCTTCGAGCTGCACGACCACCTTTTCGCCGACCAGATCTCGCAACTCGTCGCGGTGCCGACCCCGGAACGCGAGCACTGCTGCGAGCACCAGGATTGACACAGCGATAATGACGGCCTCGGCCATTCGAACCCCTCACACGATCATCAGATCGTTGTTCTCGTAGTAACTTTCGGTCGGCGGAACCTCGTCGATTGCACGCGAGAGACCCATGATCAAAGCGGCGACGGCGTCGATCTTGTCCGCGGCCTTCGCCTTAGACGGCTTCACGTTGCCGGCGTCGTCCATGGCGACAGCAAAGTTGTCGATCATCCAGCGGACGGCCATGTTCCCGCCGTGCCGCATAATCGGCTTCTCCTCGGTGCCGAGCAGCACCAGGCGTTGCAGTTCCTTCGTCGGCGACGACATCGACGCGTAGCCCTGACCCATCTGGACAAGCGGTGCGCCGTCTTTCACGAGGTCGTTCGCGAGCTGCGTTGCGTTCCAACGGTCATACGCGATTTCCCGGACGTCGAACTGGTCTCGGTCCTTCTGGATCGTCGCCCGGATGAAGTCGTAGTCGGCGACGTTGCCCGGTGTCGTGAGCAACCACCCACGCTTGATCCACACGTCCGCCGAGCCAGCGGTGCGCCGGTTCAGCCAGTCGAGGTTCTCTTCCGGGATCCACGTCCGCCACAACAGGTCGTAGCCGCCGCGCTCCTCGTCCGGGAACACCCAGCACAGCGACGTCAGGTCCGACGTGGCACCGAGGTCGAGGCCGCCGTACGCGGCCCGACCCTTGAGCCGAACCTCGTCGACCATCGACGCGTTCCGGTCCCACGCGTCAAGCTTGATGTACTTCGACGCCTGCTTCGTGCGGATCCCCAGGTGCAGCCGCAGATACGACGACAGATCGATCGGCGAGTTCTGCGCCTTCTTCGCCGCCGTCCGAAGGAACGACCGCGTCGGCGAGATACCGAACCCGGGGTTCGCCTTGCGCTGCGTCTCCTCCGAGAACGGGTCGTCGGATTCCTCGGCGCCGAACACCACGCCGTACGTCGACGAGTCGGTGAGTACTCCGCGGGCGAGCTGCTCGACTATGGTCCGCTTACGGTCGTAGGCGGTGTCTTTCTTGCCCTCGTCGGCCGTGGTGATGAACACGATCAGCGGCTGCGAACGGGAACCGGTGCCGGTCTCGATCGCCTCGACAAGCTCGTACGTCTTGTGCAGGTGCAGCTCGTCGACGACAGCACCGTGGAGATCGGCGCCGTGCTGCGCGTCACCGACCGATGCGACCACCTGAAAATACGATCCGGTCTTCGGGTGCGTCACCCGATCCTTGAGTGGCTTCACGTGCGGCCGAAGGGACGGCGATTTCTTGCAGATGTCCTTGATCGGATCGAACACGAATCCGGCCTGCGCCTTGTTCGTCGCCGCGGCGATCACCTGCGCGCCGGCCTCGCCGTCTGCCGTCGTCAGATAGATCCCGATCCCGCCGGCGATCGTCGACTTCCCGTTCTTTCGGGGCAGGTCGACGTACGCGTTGCGGATGATCCGGACGTACTGCTCGAGATCCTCGTCGTACCGGATCCACCCGAAGATGGGGGCGATGATGTACGCGACCTGCCAGGGGTCCGGGATCAGCGGCTTGCCTGCCATGCGGCCCTTCGTGTGGCGGAGCCGGCGGAACACGTTCATGACCTTGTCGACCCGGTCCACGTCGAACCGTGCGCCGGCCTCATCACGCGGCTCGGGTGTTTTCACGAGCGGCGGGCAGTCAGGCAGCGGGATACCGCGCGAGATCAGGTAGAACGCGACCTCGGGTGACAGCTTGAGCGCGGCGAGCTCGTCGGCGTCCGGGAGCTCGACGTCACGCGAACGGGTTTTCGTCGTCATCGGTCGAGCCCTCTGTCCGACCCATTCCGCCGGACAGCTTGCCCTCCGCCGACGGCGTGAGCCCGAACTCCTGCGCCCACCCTCGGAGCTGATACGCGGCGCGCTCGGCGACGGCCATCGCTGGATTCTTTGTGTGCCATGTCGATTCGGTCCCGTCCTTCCGAATCGATCGGTTCTCGACGACGATGCCGTTCTTCCGAACCTGGCGAATCGCGTCGACCCACGTCGCCCACGTCTCGCAATACGCGGCGAGCGACGATCGATCCTCTTCCTTCGTCAGATCCAGACGCGACAGACCCGGAACGATCCGCCGCCACTCCGCCTTCGCCTCACGCGACAGCCACGTCGGCGGCTTCGGCGGGATCCGCCGGAAATCCGGAGGCGCGGCGACCTTCCGGCCGCCCGAATCGAGGCCTTCACCGCGGCCGTTCAGCAGCCGGAGCGGCGCCGGCGCCTGAGCTGGACCTGACATCGTGACCCCCTTCGGGTTCATACCCCCCATGCGCCCCAACCTGAGCGCGCAAAAGAAGCGGCACCGAGTCGGGCTTCCGTGCTGGTTCGGCTGGCGATCCAGACGCCCCTACCCCTGGGTGGGTCTGTGGGGCGCTGTGACGAGCCAGCGGCTCCCGTCGGCTCCGATGACGTGTAGGTGGGGCTCGGTGGTTTCGCTGCAGTGGCAGACCTTGGGGGCGTCCATCAGTGCGTCTCGCGGAACCGGGCGATGAGGTAGCGGTTACCGCGTGGTGTGCGCCGTATCTCGAACGCGTTGAGTGTGCCTGTGGTGCGGTGTCCGTTGTGGTCGACGGTGATGTGTTCGGGTGGTCGTGTGGCAGGTCCGGCGGTGATCCCTTGGGTGATGGGGTGGTCGGCGTCGAGGACGATGGTGAGTGGGTCGTCTTGTCGCCAGCCTTCTTCGATTGGTCCGATGAGGTTCCAATCGTGGTCCCAGATCCGGACTTGAGTTGTGCCTGTGCGTGGTGCGTTGCCTGTGTGCTCGGCGAGCGTGTGGCGTTCGACGGCGAGGAGTCGCTCGTGTTCGGCGACGTCGGCCTGTGCGTTGGCGACTCTTCGCCGTGCGGTGGCGAGTGCGTCTTCACGTGCAGTGATGCGGCATTGAAGGCAGCGGCCATCGGCTGCCAGGTAGGCGGCGTGCTCGGCTGCGTGGGTTGCGGTGTTGTCTGTGTCCGTCATCGTGTTCGCTTCCGTTGTCGTCCTGCTTGGGCTTCTCGTTGGGTCTTGGTGTCGTGGTGGGGTTGGCATAGGGATTGGTAGTTGTTGGGGTCGTAGAGGTCGCCGCCTGCTGCTCGGTTCTTGATGTGGTCGGCTGTGACGGCGAGGTGTCTGCATCCGGGCCATTGGCAGATGGGGTGGTCTGCGAGTTGTTTGGCTCGGATCTTCTGCTGTTTGCGGGTGGTGCCGCTGTTGCCGTAGCTGCTGCCTTGCCAGGGTTTCCAGCAGCGTGGGCAGTGGGCGCCGGTGAATGGCTTGGAGCAGCGGTTGCAGAGGCGGGCTGGTGCGTGTGGCATCAGCGTTGGTTGAGGATGCGCGAGTACACGGCTGGGCACTGGTGGTATTGCTCGGTGGTGGCGTCTGGGAAGTGTCGGCCACACCGATGACAGGTGATGTCGAACCGTTCGAACGACGCTTCGAGTAGCTCGCTCAGCTTCTTGCGGCAGGTCTTGCAGCGGTGGCTCTCGTCGTGGGTGCCGTTGGTGCAGTGGTCGGTGATGCAGCGCCAGGGTTGTCCGCGTTCGACCATGGCTGCTCCTTGGTGGTGTGGGTTCCCGGTAGTCGTCAGCAGCTCGGCGTCCCCTGAAAGTGCTCAGGGGCCGATGGGTTGCTCTGCTTGGATTCCCAATGGGCGCGTGACGGAAATCAGGACCGTGCCGTGGGTGACTTTGACTGGCGACTGCCGGGAAGTTTTCGGATACACGTGTGCTCCGCGGCTCTATTGTTGCACCTCGTATCTGCTCGTGTCTCCTCTGTCCACTTTCGGCCGGGTCTCGTTGGGGTTTGCCGAACCGTTGTGGCGCAGGCTTTTACGCGCTGCGCTGGTGGTTTGCCGATATGAGCTGTTGGTATTTCTGCCATTGCTTGGCGAGTTCGATTCCGTCGCCGACTCGGTAGAGGGCTTCGGCGTTGCGGTGGATCCAGAAGTCGTAGCGTTCGCCGTGCCATAGCCATTCGCGGGGGAGGATCTTCTTTCGGTGGGCCCATGATCGAAATGTGGAGTCGGGGATCTTCACGCCGATGATGAGCTCGATGTGCTCGAGGACGCCGTATCGGGACAGGTTCCAGTGTCGGACTTGGTCCATCAGTCCGTCGCGGATCTCGCGGGCGTCGTATAGCGATTTGCATTTGCCGCATTCGACGATGGGGGCTTCTTGCTCGGCGGTCATGATCGTTCCGCATTGGGCGCAGGGTCCGCGGTATGCGAGTGGTGGCATGCGGTCGATGGTGCGTTGTGCTTTGGCGATGAGGGCGCGGAGGGTTTCGTACTTGTCGATGGGGTGTGGGAGTGTGCGGAGCCAGTGGGGTTGGTGTGAGAGCCACATGGCGGCGATTTCGCCGGGTGTGGCGGCGGTGAAGCTGATTGCGGCTATGTCGGTTCTGCGGCCGGCGCGTTGTTCGTCGACGAGCTCGACGACGAATCTGCGGTTGGGGCGCACGTTGTGGCGGTCGCAGAGGGTTATTGCCCATTTGCGGAATGTGTCGTCGAGGACGTCGAGGAGGCTGCTGTCGACGGGCATGCCGTTTCGGTCGAGTCGGATGGGTAGTGGCGTGTCTGCGTCTCGTCCGCCTGCTCGGGCGCGGCCCATGCGGTCGAGGCGTGAGTGGGTGACGGTGAGTTCTGCGACGAGCTCGGGGATGGTTCGGAGGTCGGTGGCCATGTTGTGGGCACATGTGGTGCACATGGGGTAGCCGTCGGTGACGGGGCGGCTGCAGCGGCCGCATTCGACGGTGCTCACGAGACACGCTCGCGAATGACGATCGTTCGGCCTGGCCGCTTTTCTACTGCGTAGATGTCGAGCCCGTTGTCGACGAGCCAGTGTGTCTCCGTTTCGCGAACGTCTATGACGGGGTCGATCCAGTCGGTTTCTCGTCCGGCGTCGATCGTTACAAACTCGATAGTCATTCGTCTGGTGTCCATCCGTCGAGGTCGCCGCGGAGTGCGTGTGCGGCGATGCCGAGTCGTTCACGGTAGCGGCGGGGTGCGTTGCGGGCGCGGCGGATTCGTCGTCGGATGCGTTCGCGGCGTGTGGGTGGCGTGAACACGAGGTTGACGCGGTTGGGGTTGCGGAATGCCATCCAGACGGCTATCGCGTCCTGCACTTCGAGATCGCTGTGCATGGGGACTTCGAGGGTGCCGGGTTGGGGTGCTGGCTTGAGGCCTTTGCCCCAGGCTTCGTGGTAGGTCATCGGTGTCGTCTCCTGGTGTTGCGGCGTCGTGTGCGGCCGGGTTTAACGGTCCACATCGGCGGTTGCTGTTCTGCGATGGTTTGGCGGTGCCAGGCGTCGGCGAGGGCGGTAACTGATTCGCCGACTGGCGGTTCGGCGTGTGCGGGAGTGTGGCCGCCGAGGGTGATCTGCCAGCCGTGCGAGGTCTGGCGGGGTGTTTCGGTGACGGTGCCGATCCACACGTTGCCGTTGCCGTTGTCCCAGCCGACCCGTGTTCCGACGCCGATGTGAAAATCGCGTCCGTGCGCGTAGGGGCGGCCGTCGGGGATGGTGGGGTGTGTGAGCGCCCAGCGAAGCTGTTCGGGGTCGGTGGCCCACCGCGGGATCGGTTCGAGCGTCGGCATGGTGGCGTCGACGAGCTCGGGGCGGGTGCCGGTGATGCGGAGTTGCCGGACCTCGCCGGTGCAGTTCCACGCGGCGTCCCATATTCTGACGGTCGCCCCAGATTCGTATGTGTAGGCGGGGATTACGCGCCGGCGGGGCACGTACAGCCATGGGCGTGGTTCACGTCGTGCGTAGGCGTTGGGTAGGAATGGGTTGGTCCACGTCAGGATCTTCGACATGCGTTCGTACGTTTCGCGGTGCTCGTCGATCTCTGTGAACGTCCCGCGTGCGCCGTACTGGCCGTCGCCCCAGTCGTACGGGCGGCCGTGCAGCGATTCCATGTAGTTCATCAGGCCGCCGAAGATGCTTTCGCGGGGTCGTGGCGCTCGGGTCGGTTCGGGTCCGTACTGCGAGATGTCGAACGTGTCGTCTGGGAGGTTCCACAACGGCATGAGCTGCATGCGGAGGAGCGCTTCGAGCAGTGGTGATCGTTGCGGCCGTGGGAACTGGGTTTCGCGTGGGACGTTCGGGAGGTAGCCGTCGGCGTCGCGTTCTTCTTCGAATGGTCCGGGCCGTCGCGGTCCGATGAATGTTGATCCGGGGCATAGCGCGTAGTAGCCGCCAGCCTCGGTGTGCCACTGCCGCCCGCAGTGTGGGCATGGTGGCGTCTCGGGCCCTTCGGTGCCGGATCCGGGGCAGCCGTACTCGGGTAGGCCGTGCCACTGGTTGTGGCAGCGATGGCACCTGGGGTAGTCGGGGTCGCCGAAGTCGTGGCCACCGTAGGGTTCGCCGGCGTCGAGCTGCTCGTCGATGAGGGCGTCGATGGAGTCGATGACGGACTGCTCGGGGTTGCTCATCGGGGGGTCCTCCCTGTGACCGAGACTTCGAGTACGCCGGTTGATTTGTCGTCGCCGTCTTCTGCTTGGCATTGGATTTTCGTGCTGTGCGGGAGGTCGTATTTCGCGTGGTCGGCGGGCAGTGTGCAGTAGCCGATGACGGATTCGGATACGAGTTCGGTGAGGTGGTGCTCGCATGTCTCGATGCGTTGGGCGGACTGCCCGGGGTTGCTCACTGTCCGGCTTCCTGTCAGTGCTGCGCGGAGTTCGGCCGCGTAGGCGCGCGCTGTGTCGCTGCCGCCGATAACGGCTGTATCGCTGGCGGTTTCCCATCGTGCGCAGAGAGCTTCGAAACGATCGAGTCGGTCGTGAGCGTTCATCGGAGCACCCACTGCCACATCAGGACGATCAGGACTCCGGCGCCGCTGACGGCGAGGCAGGTGAGGGCTCCGAGTGCGACGACGCCACAGAGGTTGGTGATTGATTGTGCTGTACGGGATCTCATCGGAGTTGGCTCCAATCGACTTTCGGTGCGTAGTGGCATGGGAGTTCGGGCTCGTACCAGCCGAGGTGTTGGCTGAGGATTGTGGCGATGGCGAGGCCGTCGGATCGGTTGTCGTCGCCGTTGATCGGCGCCCCGGGCCACAGTTCGCGCATGGCGGCGAGGACTTGTGGTTTCTTCGCGGAGCCGTTGCCGGTGGCGAAGATCTTGATCGCTTGCACGCTGATTCCGACGACGGGTATGCCTTTGCCGGCGAGGTAGTGGGCGAGCTCGAGGATGAGTGATCCGCGTTCGACGAACAGGCTCGCCTTCTTCGGATCCGGGTTGATTTGCGGGAGGAGTTCGATTCCGACTGCTCGGGTGCCGGCGGGGAGTTTGCGGAGGATCCGGTCGCGTTGCCGGCGGACTCGTTGGGCGCGACCGACTAGGGACACGTCTTCCGGGCGTCTCTCGCCGACGGTGACGAGCCGGGGCACGTTCGGGGTAGGTGCAGTCTGGGGATCGTGGATTTGGGCGATTCCGGCGGCTGTGAGGGACGGGTCGATGCCGACGACGATGCTCACGACGTCCGGCCCTTCTCGACGATGACCCATCCGAGCTCGTCGAGATCTCGCACGACCGACTCGACGCACTCGGCCGAGCTCGGGACGTGTGGTGCAGCGGGCCAGTCCCAGTCGAGCGCCTGGGCGAGGGCGTCGTTGGCGCTCACTTGCCGGCCGCCTTGACTCGGACGGTCTCGCCGGCGCGGCACTTCGCGAACTTTCGTCCGCAGCCGAGTCCATCTCGGCCGTAGACGTCGATGTACGGGCCGTCCTCGTCGGCGCCGCGGCTGGTGCCGGAGAACGTGAACTGCTCGCCGTCGAGCTCGATGGTGCGGCCGCGTTCGAGGTCGCCGAGGTGTTCGACGGGGATCTGCTGCCATTCGGGCTCGGCGATCTCGAATAATCCGGTGTCGTCGTTCATGGTCAGGTTCTCCTCGGATGCCATGCGCTGCAGGCGTTGTGCGCGTTTGGTGCGTTTCGGGTGGGCGGGCAGATTCAAGAGTTCGTGGCGGGTGCCGTCGTAGTCGACGCGTTGGCACGGTTGGCCTTTCGGGGCTCCGCAGTCGCGGCACGGGATCGTTTCGGCGAGGTCCTTTTCGGTGAGCTGCTCGAAGTCGGGGTTACGCACCGTCGCCGCCGTCCTCGACGGGGATTCGGGCTCGCCAGTCCTCGATCGACATCGGCGTGTGATCGCATCGCAGGGCCGGGAGGTCGTAGTCGTGGACTTCCCGTGGTTCGACGCGGATGCCGTTGCGGTCGCACTCGCCGCAGTCGTCGATCACGGCTCGGCGGGTGAGTTTCGCTTCGTCGGCGGCCGCGGCCTGTCGGCGGTTAAAGTCGTCGAGAGCGCGTCGGGCGTCGCCGCAGGCGCGGCACGGCGCCTCGGTCGGGTGGTTGATGTGCTTCGGGCAGCGTCCGGGTGGGGGTTCGTTCCGCGCGCGGTCACCAACGAGAGATTCCCTCCCAACGTAATTACTTATTGGAATGGATTGGGTTGGGTTGGATTGGTACGCGCGCGTAGGGGGCTCGGACAACCCCTGTGACATTGGGGGGTCGTCACTTTGGGACACCGGTTCGTTGTCCCGCGTGACGTCCCCCGGCTGTCCCGACGTGACATTTTTCTTTTTCCGCTGCTCAGCCTTCCTGCGACGGTTCGCTTCTCGTACGGTCTCGACGTCTTCCTTTGTGCGGTTGCGTTCTCCGTATTCGTGAAACTCGTAGCCTGTGGATAGTTGGTTCCATAGACCCGCTGCGACGAGCGCGCGGGCTTGCGCGGCGGTGCCGAGCGACCGCGCTATAGCCGTCGGAACGAACCCATTGGAGAGTGTTTGGGCGCACCAGGAGCCAGCGCGGACCCACAATCCCATCGCCGGATTCCCGGCGCGGATCGTCTTCTGATGGAACGCGAGGGTGTCGTCGACGTTGAACCACACCATGGGTTAATTCCTCCTCTCAGTGGTCGATGTGCGGGCGGGAAGGATGCTGCGGAAGTCGATTCGCGGGATGCCGACGAACGAGCAGAGCAACTCGTTCAGGTTGTCGACGGTCCGCTGAATGACGGCGTCGAATTCACCGCTGGCGAGCATCCTGCGGAAGCGGCGGCGGTGGCCCCGGACTTTCATCCGCGGGAAGTGCTCGGGGGTGCGCGGGCGCTGTCCTGAGCTCATGACACCACCCCGAAGTCGAGGCCGCTCTGCGCTAGCCGCGACGTCAGCGACAGGTCGAGGTAGTCGCGGTTGAGATCGATCCCGACGTACTTGCGGCCGTGGCGTGCTGCTGCGAGCCCGGTGGTGCCACTGCCAGAGAACGGGTCGAGCACTGTACCTCCGGGCTCGCACCCCGCCTGGATGCATCGTTCAGCGAGACGGGTGGGCATGGTCGCGAAGTGGGCGCCGGGGAATGGCTGCGTCGGGATCTCCCACACGTCACCGGGATTGCGGCCCTGATGCTCGCCGCTCCACGCGGTCTTCGCGGAGTTCTGCTTGTGCTGGTCGGTGAGTGCGTTCCGCGCTCGCCGGGACGGTGAGCGGTCGCCGTCGTACTGCACTCTCAGTGGGTCGATGTCGAAGGTGTAGGCCTGCGCTCTCGTCAGCAGGAACACGAGCTCGTGTCGATTGGAGAAGCGGTCGGTAACGTTCTCGGGCATCGCGTTCGGCTTTGTCCATACGATGGCGTTTCTGAGTAGCCAGCCGTCGGATTTCAGGGCGAGAGCGACTTGCCACGGGATGCCGAGTAGGTCTTTGTGGCGGTATGTGTCGCCGATGTTCAGCCAGAGGGTGCCGTCTTTGGCGAGGACGCGATACAGCTCGCCGAACAGGGCACGGAGCCTTTCGACGTACTCGAATGGCGTTGCTTCGGTTCCGTACTGTCCGGGTTCGTCGTAGTCGCGGAGTCCGTAGTAGGGCGGCGAGGTGACGATGCAGTCGACGGATTCGGTTTCGAGCTGCCGGCCGATTTCGAGTGCGTCGCCGTGGTGCAGTGTGACTGCATCGTCTTGGTAGCGGATCGTCATGCGAGGCTCGCGATCTTGTCGGTCATGTTGGCGACGTAGGTTTTGCGGGTGCCGGGTTCGATGCGCCGGTGGTAGCTGGTGTGGTCGCCGGTGCGGTAGCCGTTGAACTGCTTGCTTGCGCGGGTGTAGAGGTCGCGGACTGCTTCGCGGTTGCGCCAGTCGACGCCGATCTGTTGGAACTGCTGCAGCCGAATCCGGGTGGCCATGCCGAGGCCCCAGCCGACGAGGTCGGTGAGGCTGAATCCGTCGGTCTGGTCGGCGAACGTGCGGAGCGGTGAGTTGGCGTCGCAGAACGGGATCATGTCGGCGGGATCGTTGGCGCGGAACACGGGAACCGGCGTGCGTATGAGTCGGCTACCCGCGACGCCCCACTGCTGTTGGCGTAGATCGCGGCGTGGGTTCTTCGGGTCAGCGATCAGGCCGACACCGTGCATCCTCGACTGCATGATGGTTCCGTGGATGCCGCGGCCGATCGCGTCGGCGAGGTCCCCCATTCCGTCTGCGCCGGCGGAGTATCCGGCGAGAAAGAACCGCCCGGGCGCACGCGCAATCTCGCCCATTGCGAGGGCGATCGCTTCCTCGCGGGTCTTGTTGTAGGCCTGCCCCATCGGGTTCGGGATCGGCCCGTACTCGGAGCGGTGGTTGAGGTGCACCACCCGGAACCGGTCACGCGGGAGCGGATCGGTGACGAGAGACAGGACCGTCGGCACGCCGAGGCCTTCACCGATACCGCGCGCGCACACGATCGTGATGAGGTCAGACATCAGGAAAACACCTCGTCGAAGATGCGCCGCGCGAGCTCAGCGTCACCCATCGCGGTGTGTAGGTCGAGGTCGGAGTACGAGATCTCCATGATTGCGGCGCAAGTGGAGAGACTTTCGAGGCGGTTGTCGTCGAGGAGCTGTATGCGGCCGGCGACGAGGTTCTCGACGTCGACGAGGCGGTGGTGCCACGACGGGACCAGATTGTGCCGCCTGAGCATCGCGTCGATTGTCGCGGCGTCGAACGCGGTGTTCGCGCCGACGAGGGTAGCGCCGCGGGTCCAGCGTTCGATCTTCTCGGCCGCGGACTGCTCATGCAGGAGCCACGAGCCGTTCTGCAGCGGGAGTGCGCTCACATGGAAGCGAGGGTGGCGTGCGTAGAACTTGCCGACGTCGAGCGAGAACGGGTCGGCGTCGGTGAGGTCGACGTCGGAGATGTACATCGCCGTCTCTTGGGTGTTAGTGCCGTCGATGCGGATCATCGCCACTTCCCATGCGCGACGGTCCGCGCGAAGTGACGTTGTCTCGCAGTCGAGGAAGACGATCGGGTTGGTCATTGGGGTGTTCCGTTCTGGTGGCGGGCCGCCGCCGCGTATGTGGTCAGCGGCGGCGGCCCGCGCCCTGGGTGGGGTGGGTTAGTCCTGGGAGGAGAACGAGGGGTTGGCGAGCTTGGTGACGTTCGACGGCTCGTCGTCCGGGTCCTCGACGGCGTCGGCTGCGTCTTCGAGCTCCGCCGCGACATCGTCACCGTCGTCGGCGATCTCGTCGCCGTCGTCCTCCGTCTCGTCGTACAGCGACGGCTGCTGGTCGTCGTCCTCAAGCACCTTCTTGGTGACGCCCTCCATCACCTTCAGGATCTTCAGGCTTGCGGAGCGGCGGACACCAGACTCGGCCATATCAACCGAGCTGAAGCCCTTCACGCGGGCCCGGACGGTGAACACACGAATGTCACCGATGTTGTCCTCGGACAGGTTGTCGAACGACTCCTCGGACATTCCGGAGAAGTTCACGCGAGCGGCGTCGATGAGCGGGCGATCTACAGACATTGTCGAATCTCTTTCTGTTGGTGGCGATTTAAGACGGATCGATCAGAACTTCGAAGACTGCGGTGTTTGTTGCTGGGTCGTAATCGAACTGCCCCGACAAGGAATTTGCGTCGACGACACCTTCGGTGGAGACGTTGACGCCCCACCGCTTCAGCATCGGGATCACGTCATCGATCTCGTCGAGAGCGACCGTTCCGAGCTCGGCTCCCTCGGCAGCATCGATGTGGCGAATCCTGACCGTGATCACTGCGATCCTGCAGCCGGGGTTGCGCTGAGGAACTTGATCGCGTCGGCGGCCTGCTTCGACGTCATCTGGCGGGCGTTGATGTACGCCGTGGTGAATGTCGAGTTGATCCAATCGAGCTTCGCCTCGGGTGTCGGTGCGCCGCCGTCTTCGTCGAGCAGTCGCGCGAGCTCGGTGAGCTGCTCGGCTGTCGCGGCGTCCTTCGGGATCGTGTAGCTCGGGGCCTTGGCCTGCGCGGTGTCCTGTTTTGCGCCGTCATCGGAGGGCTCGGAGGCCTTCACGGGTTCCGTCTTCTCGGTGGGCTTGGCCTGCGTCTTCGCTGCCGGGGCGCGTTTCTTCGGCTCATCCTTGGCGGGCTCGGGCTCGGGTGCTGCCTCGTCCTTCTCCGCCTTCTCGGCCGGCGCGTCAGGCTCGGTCTCGTTGACGACGACCCGGTCCTGCCACCCCGACTGCTTCTGCGCGCCGGCGCCGACGCCAAGGCGGTCCTGCCAGCCGTCGGACTGCGCCGGACCCCGAGACGACTGAGCCTGCACGGGCTCGGGCTCCGACTGCAGATCCTCCGCCGAGTGCGCGAGACCGAGCAGAACCTCAGGTGCGATCTTCCGGCATACCTCGGATGCGGCCTTGGCGTAGAGCATGGCCTGGGGGTCCGTGACGTACTTCGTGTTGCCGACGATCGACTCGTAGGAACCGTTGTTGGAGGTCTTGGTGACGGTCACCCAGTCGCTTTTGACGTCCGGGCGGAACTGAGAGCCCTCGGTCGGAGTCGCAACGTAACCGGCCTTCTTCGCCCGTTCGATCGTCCATGTCGACGTTGTCTCGTGGTCGTCGCCGCGCGCGCGGCCGGATACTGTCACGGACTCGTCGGTCGACTCGACGGTCCACACTTGGTAACCCTTCGACTTCACGAGCCCGACCATCGTCCGGGCGTAGATCGCCGGGGTGCCGTGCACGACGAAGATGTTCTGCAGGGCCTGGATCGGGTTGAGACCGATTTCCATTCCGTACAGGATTGCGGCGGTGCCGTTCTCGGCTTTGTTCCTGTAAATCTTCGGGACGAGTTCGGTCTTGCACATCTTCGTCGCGAGGTCGAATGCGAGGCTCATTGCGTCGGCGTGCTGCTGCAGCTGCTCCATGACGCGGTTCGGCGCCGACTGCTGGTCGAAGATCTGGACGCCGCCGGGGTTCTCGTACGGTGCTACTTCGTTGGTGGTCACAGAATGCCTTCCATCTGGTGCTTGCTTGCCGCCCAGCGCGGCAAGCTGATTCGGTGAATGTCGATCGGGTGCGCCGGCCACTCGCCGGTCTCGATGCAGTGCGCGTAGGTGCGGACACCGCGGCGGACGAGGTCTCGGCCGATCTGTTTCGCTTCCTCGTCGAGCTCGAACACGTTCACGAGGTACGGCGCGGACTTCGACTGGACGACGAACACGAACTGCGGATCGTCGGAGATGTCCAGGGCACGGACGGCGTCCGAGTACCAGGCGTCCTGCACGTGGTAGCCGTAGTCGTCGACGGACTTCGCGAAATGCTCGGGCGCCGCCGACGTCGACGTCTTGTAATCGACAATGAACGTCCGACCGCCGAGTGTGGTCATCCAGTCGGGGCGGGTGCGAAGCGATACACCGGTCTCGGGGTCCTGGTGGTACATCGACAGTTCGGGAGTGCCGTCGTCGAACAGTGCCGCGGCGATCGGATGATCCTTGATCGCCTTCGCCATGGCGTGGACGTCGTCGTAGTCGGATGGTTTCAGTGGGAGCTTGCCGGCGGCGCGGACGTCGGCGACTTGAGCTTTCACCTCTTTCGTCAGCCACTTGTCGGCGTCGATGCGCACCAGCTCTGCGCCCTCGCCGAGGATGAGAGTGTGGGCGGCGTGGCCAACGTCGTACTCCGTCTTAGGTGCCTGCGGGTGATCCATCCCCCAACGGAATTCCGCCGGCGTCGACGGCGCGAGGAGCTTCCGTGCACCCGACGACGAGAGGGTCTGTCGGTCAGCGTGGTACGCAATGTCCGTGATGCCGCCGTAGATGCCGGGTGCGTCGACGACGTCCGACACGAAGCCGCTCATACGACGAGCCGATCGGTGACGGGCCCGAAGTAGGACAGAAGCTCAGCCCACGGTTCGGGGTACTGGTGGGCGTCGGACTCCCACAGGTTCATGCCCTCTTGGTGTTCCCACCGGTGGCCGTCTTTGTCCCAGACGGTGTTGATGGGTTCCATCGGTTGCGGGTCGGACCCGGACCATGCGCGGTGGGTGCCGTCGGCGCTGAGCTTGCCTTGCTTCGGCTCCTCGGCGGGAACAGTGACGATGCCGGTTTTCGGGTCCGGGTGGTACTGCTGCGGCGGGTCGGGAATCTCGTCGAGCTGCTCGATCGAGTAGATCCGGTGGATCGCGATGTTCAGCACCGGGCCGTGCGGGATCGTCGAATTGAACGCTGCCCGCTTCGCCATGTCGGACAGTGCGTCGCGGGTGTCCTGGTCGAGGTGTACGGCGAGGAACTGCGCACCGAGCACGCTCGCCCCCGGACCGGTTTCCACCTCGCCGACTACGGCCTTGATGCCTAGCTCGTTCTCGTAGCGGACTTTCACGCGGTACGTAGGCACTGCGAATCCTCCTGTGTCGCTTGGTAAACGTTCAATGGTCTGGACGGGTATCCGGTGAACCCGACGACGGCGATCCGCCCGGCCTTACGGGCACGGAGGAGAGCGCCCATGCGGGCTTTCATCGACCCGGACTCGGGCAGGTCTGCGGCGGAGAACGGACGGCCGGCCGCGATGAGTTGCTCGAGGCGCTCGTACGTGGGCCGCTCGTCCGCTTCCGGGACGTAGACGTTGAGGCGGTTGAGAGAGCGGATCAGCGAGTCGTAGTCGACGCCGAGGTCCCGTGCGATCGCCTGGTGATCGAACCCGGCTGCGCGCATCGACCGGTACGAGGCGATCCACTCAGCCTGGCGGCGTTGCTGTCCGGCTCGCCGCCGGCGGAGTAGCTCGTCGCGGTCCATGAGGTCGAAGTTGCTCACGACTTCACCACCGGCTCGGCCGCGAAGTGCAGCACCGCGGACGGATCGAACTCGCCGCCGTTGGGGGTGATGATCTCGACGTACCCGGTGGCCCAGCCTTCGCCGGCGGCGGTCTCCCATTTCTCGGGTGAGACGACCCGCCACGGCCCGAAGGTCTCGGGTAGCGGGATGACGGCGAGCTGCTCGCCGATCTTCCGGCAGATCTCCTCGGCGGCCTTGTTGGCGGTTGCGCTCTTGCTCATGCTCCACCTGCCAGCACTGAGAGCAAGCCGAGGGCGAGCTGCGCGGCCTGGTCCACCGTGTAGTCGGTGTGCAGGACCAACGTTGCTTTGCCGAGGTCGTTGATCTCGACGACGTGGGCACGGATGACATCGGGCTCGGGACGTGAGAACGAGATCCCGATCGGCTGCGTGGCGGGTGCGGTCAT